CAATGATTATTTTGATGTTTACCGAGGTGACTACGGCACATTAAAAGTTATTCCAAACAGATTAGTAAGATCAAAAGATTGTCTAATCCTAGAGTCTGATAAATGGGCGATTGGTTATTTAAGACCATTTACTACACAAGATTTATCAGTAACAGGTGACTCTCAAAAATCACAACTAATCGTTGAGTACACACTTGTTAGTGAAAATGAAAAAGCTAGTGGTGGTGTATTTGATTTAACTACTTCGTAAATTTTAATTAAGGGGAGGGGATTATTCCCCTCCTTTTTGAATTGCCATTAGTTTACATTGTTTTAAAGTCTTAGCATGACCTAAGTATTGAAAATCAGGGTAATCAGAATTAACATAAGTAACAACTTTCCAATTAAAAGAATTGTAACCTTTTGGTAATTTAATTTTAATAAAACGAAATTTAGTATTTTCAACTTGAAATAAATAATCGTTTTTAGAATTCATACCGTTAACTTTTGATAATTTAGAAATAAATAAATTCATCGTTTTACCTTTTTGTTAAAACGGGGATTATTCCCCGTCACTTTCTAATGTTGGATTTAACTCACTAATGAAAACACGAAATGTAGTGTTATCATTGTCATCGTTTAAATCTTTTAAATAAAAAACTCGTTTTTTTTCAGATGGCTTCATCATACCAACACCCAAATATTTTTGGTCATCAGTAGTATAACCAATATTTGTTGAACAAGTTTCTTTTAAAAAAAGAATTGCTTTGTTAATAGAACTAAAACTACCTTGAACTTCACCGTTACCTTTGTAGTTTACTAAAGTATATATATTCATCGTTTTATCCTTTTGTTTAATTAAAATGGTTACAACCTATGGCAAACATAACTAATCTTTTGTTGTCATAAACAAAATCTGTTTTACAAATTCTTGGAACAGCATATTTTGTAGTAGTACCCCATTGTTTGTAACGATTAATTGTTTCAGAATAAATTTCATTAATTTTATTTTCATAATTATTGATTTCTTCTTCTGTAAGTTCTAGGCATTTGCTTGTAGCACCTAACCATTCGCCAGCATGATTAGTTTCAACACGACATTTTAATTTAGCAATACCTAATTGTTTTGCTAAATCTTTTAATTCTTTTGTATATTTGTTCATAACGATGTTATACCCTATAACAATGTTATATGTCAAATAAATAATTAAAAATAATTTTTAACCCTAAAAAACCTAGGAAATATGCCAAATTTTACTAAATTTAACCAAGCCTTTAATCCAGCCGATGTGCAGGAATTCTTTCATTATGACGAAGCGGAGGACAAGTCTATCATTTATAAAACGCAAGATGTGGAACCTATTTTAAATATGAACAAAATAGAAATGAACCACATTGATCAAAGCGGTGATATAATGAAACATGTTGCTTGTATTCCTCGCATAGTAATTGATCAATGGCGTAAAGAAGGAATTAATTTTTTTGATAAAAACGATTGGCCAAAAATAAAACAAAAATTAAACAGTAACGAATTTATGTATTTTAGAACACATCACGGAGAAATTTAATGGCATTAGATACTTTTGCAAACTTAAAAATTGCAGTAGCGAATTATCTCAATCGTGATGATCTTACTTCTCATATCCCAGACTTTATTTCTTTAGCGGAAGCTAGACACAGTAGAGATTTGCGATTACGAACAATGGAGAATGTAGCAACCGCAACGGCAACTGGCGGACAAAACTATATCTCTCTCCCTGATAACTTTTTAGAATTTAGATATGTTTGTTTAAATACAACACCAAATGTAATTTTACGTTATATGTCACCATTTGAATTAAAAAGAAATTATGGTGGACATACAAGTGGTGAACCTATTTATTATACAATAATAAAAGACAAATTATATTTTGGGCCTGCACCTGATAGTTCTTATTCAATTGAATGGGCGTATTATTCTAAACCAACAGCATTAAGTGATAGTAATACATCTAACGGTATTCTTGCAGACTATCCCGATATTTATTTATATTCAGTTTTATTAGAGTCATCACCTTTCTTGATGCAGGATGAACGACTTGGTGTATGGGCAGAATTATATAAACAAGCAGTAGCAGTAGCTAATACATCTGATGATGCAGGACGACATTCTTCAGGACCATTACAGATGACGGCTAAATCTAATCCATGATAGAATTTGGTCAGTTAATGTCTGACATGCCTTCTTTTCAAAATAGAGGAAGCATGAAAGTGGACAATGTTATTCCTTTACCAAAAGGATATAAAAGTTTTCCATCATTTAAAGAATTAACATCAACAGCTTTAACCAGTGCATGTGTAGGATTGCATACGCAATTAAGTGGCACAGGTACAACTAACTACGCTGGTGATGCAACAAAACTATATCAAATGAATAGTAGCTTAGTCTTTATTGATAAAAGTAAAGTAGGCGGTTACAATAATTCAACAACTGAAAAAAGTCGTGACTTTTGGGATTTTACTCAATTTGGAAAAAGAATAGTAGCGACTAACGGTGCTGATAATATTCAATCATTTGTCGAAGGAACATCTTCAGTTTTTGCTGATTTAGTATCACTAAAAGCTAAATATGTTGCAACAATAAGAGAGTTTGTTTTTGCAGGCTATACGACAGAAAGTGGAACAGAATATTCAAATAGGGTGAGGTGGAGTGGGATAAACGACCCAACTTCTTGGACCGCATCACAAACTACTATGTCAGACTTTCAGGATATACCTGATAGTGGTGTCATTCAAGGTATTGTAGGCGGTGAGTCTTTTGGTGTTATTTTTACAGATAAAGCAATTTATCGTTGTTCATTTGTTGGAACCCCTTTAATTTTTCAGTTTGATAAAGTCGCTGATGTAGGATGTTTCCAGCCAAGAACAATTGCATCATTTGGTAGTGATATATTCTTCTTGGCACAAGATGGTTTTTATAAACTGACTAATGGTACAGATTTACAACCTATCGGAGTGGGAAAAATAAATGAATTCTTTTTTCAAGATCTATCAAGTAATTTTGAAGGAATATGTTCAGCCGTAGATAGTAATAACTCTATTATATGTTGGTCTTATCGTGGTGCTAATTCATCTGGTGCATCAACAGTTAATAATAAAATGCTAGTTTATAATTATACAACTGACTCATGGTCAACTTGTTCAGGACAAGATTTAGAATTTATTGCAACAGCTTCCCAAGAAGCATTTTCAACTTTAGAAAGTTTAGATGTTTTAGGGTCAGTGGATGACTTACAATATAGTTTAGACAGTTTTGCTTGGGATGAAGGTATTCTATCTTTAGCAGGATGTAGTAGTAATCATAAATTTGGTAAATTTATGGGTGGGTCAATGACCGCTACAGTCGATACAACAGAATTTGAAGGTGCTGAAGGTAAAAGATCAACACTAATTAATGCTAGACCAATAGTGGATGCTAACGGAGAAAACACGACAATTACCGTAACTCCTCTATCAAGGCCTAGTCAGGCAAATTCTGTAACAACAGGAACGGCAGTTACAGTAAAATCTTCTGGTGATTGTCCTTTACGAACAAATTCACGATACCATCGATTACGAGTAATTGTTGATGGTAACTTTATTAACATGCAGGGTGTTGATGTCGATGCAAGACCCGAAGGAAAACGATAGTGACGAACCAATTTCCCGTAGCACCTATTGTTAATCCCATGGCAGACGAACATCGAAAACAAATTGCCATTGTTCTAAACAACTCCTTAGATGGAAAGTTAAACTCTACAGGTTCAATAACCTTAACGGCTAGTGCTACGACAACTGTTTTAGCAGATAGACGTTTAGGTATTAACAGTGTTATTTCTTTTATGCCAACGACATCAAACGCTTCGGCAGGAATAACAAGTTTATATGTTTCATCGCAGGACAAACAAACAGCAACCTTAACACATGCGAACAATGGACAAACAGACAGAACATACAAGTACATCATCATCGGGTAGAATAGTATCTTACGTTCCTCCGCAGAACGCTATTGCAATATGGGAACAAGTAGAACCGTTATTACTTAAAGGGATGAAGTATGATGATAACTCTTATAGT